ATCAGAACGGGGATGATATCCCCGGCCGCGCCGGTCTTGCCAGCAACGCCAATGACCGCCGTAAGGGTGGCAGTCGCGGAGTTGGTGACATAGCCGCTGGAGTCAACCGAAACACCGTACCCATAGGTACAGGCACCAGCACAGCGCATATCGGCCCAAACCTGATACGGCTGCATATTGCCGGTGGTCTTCTGATCAGTCACACGAGTCTCGCCCATCTTACACCTCCTTACGACGCCGCAATGGACGCCGGGATATCGTGCATGAGGCCCTGGGCCGACCGATGATCACAGATCATCTGGCCCTCGAAGAAATGGTTCACAACCATCACGTCCTGGTTCTCCGGCTCCTTCGGCTTGCTCGGAATGAAGTCCGCGCCCGAAAGAATCGCCAGACCAAGATGCTCGGTGTTCAACGCAAACACGGAACTGTCAACCGGGGTATCATCCCAGTTCTGGCAGTTGTCCATGTCAGGAACATGGCGGTCGGGATAGAACATCGCGCCCATGCACTCGACGCCCTTGAACCCGATGTCGGCTTCCTTCCACGAAGTATACTGGATCTTCGTGTCAAGGCTGTTCAGATAGTTCGCGTAGGCGGTGTAATCGCCAACGAACACATCCGGCTCGCCTCCACCCTGCTTCGCGCAATTCAGGAACAGGTTGCGCAGGCCAGCGATGTACGTCTGATAGATCAGAGTGCCACCAGCATTCTGCATCTGCGCGTGCCAGTAGGCCAGCGCATACGACATCCCGTACAGGCTGTACTTGCGCGAGTCGCTGGTGTCCATGCCGCCGGTGGAGCCGCCATCGGCATACGGACCAACGATAGCCGGGATCGAGATGATGTTCTTGCCGCCGTTGCCCATCGCCGTGACGGCCTGGCTCGTCGCCGCAAGACCGCTCACATCCCACAGGTCATTGGACAGCCGCTCGTTGGCCGCCAGCATGCCCTGCCGGAAGCGGGCCTTGAGCAGATTCGCAACCTCGGCCTTGCCCTTGTTCGTGCGAGCCTCATGGCCGCTGATAACCACCGGGAAGTGGTACTGCGCCCACGGAGCAAACACCTCGGTCATCCCGTCGGAGCGGGTGATCGTCAGCGAATCAAGGTCGGAGTACGAATCGACGGGAGTATCCAAGCCGTACATCAGGTTGATCGCAACCTGCTTGCCGCCCTGGAAAGTGATCTTCCCCTTCTGACGAAGGCGATCAAGCGTAGGCGTGGACTTCGAGATGATGTCCATGAATGCCCCGCTCTTGTGCAACGCATCGGCCGTCGCAGCAACCGCGCTCGTATAGTAGGAGAAGGTGTTGTTGCTAACCGCGTTAGCGGACATACTGCACCTTCCTATCTTTAGGCCGTAGCTTCGCGCACGGCCAAGTCAAGCTTCTCAAGGGCGGACAGCCCATGGTATCGCTCATCGATACCCTGTGGTTCGCCCTGCTTCGCAACTGGCCGCGGCGTAGCCTTCTGCTTCGCTGCGACCTTCTCCGCGGCCCTGTCCTGCTTGCCGGCTACGGACATATTGCCCTTAACCTGCTCGAACAACAGCTCAAGGCCAACCTTCGTTCCCATCAACACTTGCCATTCAGGATCTCTGACATGCTCGCGCAGCTTGTCGGTCATAGCCAACTCGATTTCCGGAGAAAATCCCGGCATCTGTCGGACGTGGTTTTCAAGGCTGGCGAGATATCGCATCTGCTCCTGTCCGCGCAAGAACTCATCAGTCCTCGATGCGGCCTCACGGGTTGCGGCGGTCGCTTCGGCAACTCTGAACGATACAAGTTCGTCCAACTGCTTCTGCAACTCATCCGCGTCGGCGTTCAGGTCGAGTTTCGGCGCAACCTTCGGCGGCTCGGCCTTTTCGCGCTCGGCCTTTAGTGCCTGCATCTTGCGCGTGTAGTCGGCCTGTCGGGCCAACTCCTGCGTTCGAAGCGGCTCGGGAAGATCATGCGGATTGCCGGTCCGCTGGAACTTCTCGATGGCCGCATTGATCGGAGCAAGCGGATCTTCCTGCTTGGCCTCAACTACCGGATCGGCTTCTACTTCGGCTGCCGGTTCGTCAACAACTTCCTCGGTGGAGATGTCGGGATCAACCTCGCCAGGTTCCCCGAAATCAAGCCCCGCGACGATGCTGTCGAGATCAGCCATTGTATCTGCCATTTCCGCTATCCTTTCGCCTGTCCCTTTCGGGATGCTACTTGTTAATCAGGAAGCCGGGCGACGGCCCTGTCGACAACCTTGTCGATGACCTGTGATACCCGAGCTTCCTCCTTCTGCTTCTTCAGATCTCCGGCCATCTTGTTGACAGCCCTTCGGATCTCACCTTTCGGGGCGTGTTTCTGCGTATACTTGACCTCCTCATGCATCCGCGCCTGGTCTTGTTCCATGTGGAACTCTACCAGCCCTTTGCGCTTCATCAGATCGTCCCTCTGGCGCTTCGACTCGATCTTGGCCCCAAGGCCGATGTCGTAGTAGTTCCAGTTGCCCGTGGTGGGAAGATCGCCCATGATCGCCGGGGGGCGATATCCGAAGAAATCCTGCCACATCGGCTCTCCGCACTCCGGGCAGACGAACGTGTGGCTATCTTTCATCCCTTGAAAGACGTTGCAAACACTTGCCCCGCAGTCACATGAGTAATCATAGAGTGGCATTTACATCCCCCCGCCCATCTGGGCCGCGAGCATCCCCATGTCCTGTGGCGGGGCCTTCCCGCCCTGAGCGTCCGGGAGATTCGCGCCAGTCTGGATCTGAAGGTGCTTTTCGGCCATAGACCGCAACCCCTCCCGGAGCAACGCGCTGTTAACGTGCATCTTCTCAAGCAGCGGACCAGATACCCGCTCGTCCACGCCCATCAGCGGGTACTGTCCGAAGAGATTCGCCAACTGGATCAGATTTGCGGTTTCGACATCGGTAGAACGAGGCATCATATCTTCGACATCCACCGAAACGTCGAAGTCCCCGGAGATCATGTCGGCCGTGATCGTCGCTACAAACGCCTCTCCGTCCGGCCCATCAATCGCAATGGCCGTAGGGGCGTCCATATTCGCCTGTAGCGAGTCCAACAGCTTCTTGCCGATCTCCCTATAGCAGGCGGCGAACCGCTCCCTGAAGTCATCCTCGCGCTCTCTGTTGGCCTGGCTGATCTGGTTGATTCCGGTAGCCAGGCGGGAGGACGCCCTTCCACGGACTTCGGAACTCTGGCCAGCGATCTCATCGAAATCCATCTCCAGGCGGTTAAGCCGAGCATAGAAGTCGGGGGGCGTGTACTGCCGGTCGATGGCAAACAGACTGCGCTTCGGGTCGCCATGCGAGAACTTGTTGAACCGCACAGTCTCATTCGGGACTGGAGACATCAGGTTTTCAAGTTGGTCGTCGTCAATGTCCCCGGCCAGGTACCCCCACTTCGGGGTGTTGCCATAGGCTCCGTGCAGATCAAGGAGCCTTAACTTATCGATCTCCTGGTTGATCGGGATGAGATCGGTCAGGATACTGTGCGGATACCACTCGCCATCGTTCTCATCTGTGATAAAATGGACGTAGGGCGAATGAGTCACGCCAAGCGGATAGTCCTCGGTGGCAAGGAACTTCGACCCGCCGTCAGCATACCAGATGACCTTGCGGTTGCGGATGTCGAAGATTTCGAAGATACGCCCGTAGTTATCTTCTCCGGTTTCCTTGCTGTGCGGATTGTACTTGTAGCTCTCCGCGTCGGCGTTCTCCGTCCCCTTCGGCTTGATCGTTCCTTTGACTTCCTTCGCCACCTGCTTGTTGAAGCGCGGATTCTTCTTGATGTCCTCAAGCGGCCAGTAGTATTCGCAGGCCACCCATTCGTGGTCGTAGAACTCGTTCTCGCCGTCTGGGTCGTAGAGCATCCTGTCGGCCCTGACCCAATCGCAGAACCACCGCTCCGATGTCGGGGACAACGGCCACGACTTGCCGTATTCCGCCGTATGCACCTGGACCAGATTCTTTGGGACGCCGCGCTCATCGGCATCGGCCGGCATCGACGGATCGCGCAGCCACGATCTGCCCTGATCGTCGTAGGCGTACAACTCGTCTGTCTCAAGGCCGTTGCCGTACTCGGCGTCGTATCCGACCTTGACTACTCCGATGTTGCAAAGGCCGCTGCGGGCCAGCCTGCGGGCGGTCCGATCTGCCCCAAAGGCCGGTTGCGACACTACGAAGTTCAGCAGGTGTTCGGCAACCTGATGTCGCGGAACAACTTTGTCGCCCACCTGAAGCGGTTCGAACCCATTCTGGTTGACGGGCCTTACGATGAACCGCGGGTTCTTGTAGACGAACGACGCCACCCGATTATTGATGAAGGCGCGAGTCTTGTTGACGGCGCAAAGATCCTGCCCCTCGACGGCATCTTCAAGGCGCTTTAGAGAGACGTACTCCTCATGACTCGCCCACATTTTGGCGAACGGCTTGCGCTTCTCAATGGCCCGGTCAAGGCGCTCAATCCACTTCTTGACCTCCTTGTCGGGACTCATCGGGCGGGACAACTTCTGTTCGTAGTTCTTCATATCCGGCCAACCACCATTCGCTTGCCGCGCCTCTTGTCTCGCTCCATCCTATTGCGGACGCCACGATATGAGTCCGCAGGAAGTTGCTGGACGGGAATCTTGCCATCGCGCAGCAACAGGTCGATAGGATAGGCGATTGCGTCGTAGGGGTCGTTCCACTTGTGGACGATAGCCAGCGGGCTGTGGGATCGCGCCTTGACCGCCTCGCTGCGGTGTTCCTCCCAACGGAGCATCTTGACAGACTCGATAAGCTTCGGGCCGGACAAGCATAGGAATGCCTTGGGATGTTCGAAGTCCGCCCAATGATCCGAGCGCAGCATTTCCGTGATCCGCACATCAGCCGACGGGCTGCCGCGCTTGCCCCTGACAAACGTGATACCTTCGGCCGCGAACAACTGCGCCACGCTTTTGATCGACCCGTCGTTATTCTGGTTCATTGCCCAAATCGACGGATCAGCGACCATGCTATGCTTAAACAAGTCGTAGTATTCGCACCCCTTGATGGCCTTGGCGATCTCTTTGACCGTGGCTCCGTGCTTATGGTATTCCCACACGCCCAGATAGATGCGGCCGTCCTTATCAACAGCGATCACTTCTAGTACGGAGGCGTCATTTGCGAACCCGTAGTCAAACCCAGCGATGAAGTGATGCCCAATTCGCAGCACTTCCGGCTTCGGAGTAGGAATGATGGCCGGCCAGCCGAGCCTTGTAGACTGCGGCCATACGGGAGACCCGCCGGCCACCTTCCAGTTGATCTCCATTTCCTGCTGCCAGCCGGGAGAATGGACTCCGCCGTACCTTGCAGAAGCCGATTCGAGCCACGCTTTGCCACGACGGGAGGGATCCTTGTTCGGATCGGCTGTGTAGTGGATACGGAGGACCGGGATTCCGCCACGAACCACCCACAACTTCATGCCCTTGGGCAACTTGTTCTTCTCGTAGGGTGGCTCCCGGCCCTCCATATACCCATGAAAGTCGTTCACCAAGTCGCAGAAATATCCTGGTGCGGCAGATGAGACATAGACCGCCTTGCCCCCGCCCATGACCGCGGGCTGTGCCGCCTCGTAGGCTTTGCCAAACTCGTCCTGGAACGCCGACTCGTCGTTGATATACAGCGTAGGTACCCGCGACCGCACTTGGTCGCCACCCTGCGCTACGCCCTCGACCACAGATCCATTCTTCCAGATCACCCGGTTATAGAACGCACCCTTTCCGGCGCGGATTTTCGGGTCCATGAGCCACGTTGCCGGGGTCTCATCCGCGTTCTGTAGGTGCGTCTCGATGAACGTGATTCGCGCAGAGTCGATGTCGTCTTTGCCCATCGACACCATCTTCGCGGAATCCTCTTCCTTCTTGCTCTGCCACAGAATCAGCGCGTGTTTGCGAGATCGCGCCATCCAGCAGCAGAAGATCGCCAGAATCCACGACACCATGATCTGCCGCGACTTCGGTACGCACAACTGCTCGTTGCGAAGCAACTGGTGGAACGTAGCGAGGATGTATGCTTGCGTCTTTCCGGTATCTGGATCAACTGGCAGAGCCTTGATCGGGTTCGTTCCGTCATGCTCGTCCTTGGT